GTATTATGTAACTTGTCGAGAATTCCAGTCTTGCGACACTCCGAGCTGGTTGTTAAGTTGTACTAGACCGGCCGGTCAATTAGAACGAATGTGCTAGGCGCTAACTGCGTTATCTTTAGAAGCACGCTCCGCTACTCGGTTCTTGATACTCCAAAGCTGGCTGTTGCGCTTCTTGGCATCCGGTGCGGTACCATCTACACCAAGTTCGGATTCAACTTTGGCGTACGCATCGCGATCCTCTGGCGTCGCTGCGGCCTCATACTCGGCCTGTAGGTCGCGACGGTCACCGTTGGCACTAGCGGCGCGCGGGGTGCTGGACTTGCGGGTGCTGGACGGATTCACGAATACCCGGATGGTATCCTCCTCCTCGCCCTCGCCGGCCACATATTCCCACACTACACGGTTAATGCGTTCGAGCATCAAGTCGCCAATCTTGAGCGACTCCACAAGGCTATTGATGCCGGTGCCCAGCTTGCCTTTTGCGTCGTCGAGCATGCTAGCGTTTTCGGTCCGCTGAGCCGCCGTGTGTGCGGCGAGTAGCGCCGTGTACGTCGTAACATCCTCATTGAAAGTCTCAGATGTCGGTATGAGGTTGGCACGTAGCGCGTCAATCTTTGCGGAAATCTGCGCGGCGGTATCCTGAGTGTCTACATTTTGTTCTGTAATTGTTCTACTCCTTGCAAGGAAAACTGTTATGCTCGGAGTGTCACAAGAACGGAATTCTCGGTATTCAATTGTTAAAGTGCTGTTCAAGTCAACGCGCGTAAGCTATAAAATCCCCTTTTCTTGTTTGTATCTATTTCTAACTACATGTACAGTATAGCATGTGGTAGCAGTCTTGCCTAGGGACATATGTTCTAATCACCATGTTGATAATGGTTGCACATGCTACCACTCTCACATGCGAATGGTTGCACATGCGACTACTTGCATCTGCATCCGTACGAATGTTCTATATTACATGTAATCCGTACACATGTTCTGGTAGTCTAACCGAACCCATGTTCTACTTACCACATCACATACTTACCTGTAATTGGTACATATGTTCTTGACCCCACCTATGCTTTGTTCGGAACATCCGTTCTACTATGATATTGGTACACTTACAGATTACCCAAAAATATAAACTACCTAATTACAAAAAATACCAGTCACACTTTGCATGGATGCACTCCGCGAATACGCGCCACTTGACGGGGTTATGTAGGCTATGATACACTACATAGTATAGTGAATTATGCCAAACCGTAGAGCTAGTATCCCAGCGGGGCTTGTCCAATATAAGCATGGTTGCGAGGGCAAGCCTGTGCAAATGCACGTTAGCTATTTTAGCAATTACAAGGAGTGGATTGTATGGTCATCCCATACCCGAATATCCAAAGTTTCTTTTTGCCCATACTGTGGATTACAACTCAGTACCGAGGGCGTTGAGGCTGTACCCGTATTTCCTGAACTGCAAGGGACTGCGTAATGGGCCAGAAGTGGAATCAGGAAATGACCATGCAGCAGCACGTTATGGAGGATCGCACGGCTACTAACCTGGTCGACCAGGAACAGGAACGGTGGACTATTGCCAAGCTGTGGATGGCTGGCTACTCCATACGCGATATTGCTAGTGAACTGGGGCACACCTCCACATATGTACTAGCGCAGTATCGTGAGGCTCGCGGCGAAATGCTCACCTGGCATGAGGATGAGATTGCTCACCTTGCCGCAGAGCGCATTGAGGGGTTTAGGAACATACAGCGACAGGCAAATGAGGCAATGGAGGAGCACCCGCGCCAAACGGTGGCACTGCTAGTGTTGGTATCCAAGGCTGAGGAGAACATAGCCAAGATACAGGGCCTCATGAATGATAAGGGCCAGTCTATATCAAAAACTACTCGTACCTTGAAAACCTATACATTTACGGATAACTTCCCTGATAAGGTAGTTGAAATGGAGCAAACTGAGATACACTCTACACCTGCGTTACAAATGCCTATTGAGAAGTTCCATGAGACCCCTGACATGATACTACATAATGGTGAAGCCATCGAGATGGAAGGGGCTACCGTCATCGCCGTGAAAAAGCGTGGTTAGCACTACTAGCACCCCGTATACGGGTACAACTGCGGGGCGCCCTCCTGGCAACGTATTTGATACTTCGCAAATTGCATCCCAACAGGGGTTCATAGAGGCACTAGACAGCGAACTTTTGTACAGTGGTGCTTTCGGTGCCGGCAAGTCCCGCGTTGGTCTTGAAAAGGGTCACTTTTTGAACCTCCGTTATCCAGGTAACATAGGCGCAGTATTTCGTAAAACCTTAACATCTTTGCGCTATACAACCATGCAAACATTTTTTAGGGACGTGATACCCGAAGACTACATGGCTCAGTGCAATTTCAACAAAACTACCAGTATACTGACATACCCGAATGGATCACAAATCTTCTTTATGGGCATTGATGAGCCTGTAAAAATTGGTGGTCTTGAAATTGGTTGGGCCTTTATAGACGAGGTCACTGAGTTAACCGAAGACGATTACATCATGATATTAGGTCGTGTACGTTTGAACAGTGTGCCGTTTAGGCAAACGTTCTCCGCGACTAACCCTGGTCCACCTACTCATTGGATGTACCGTCGTGCATTCCTTGAAAATAAAGTGCGGGTATTTACATCCTCTACACTGGAGAACCCCTTTCTACCCGCAGACTATGTAGAGGTACTTGAGGGCTTTACAGGCACATATCACCTCCGCTATGTACTCGGCAAATGGGTAGGTTTCGAGGGCCTAGTATATGGTGAAGTGTGGGATCCCGAAAAACACATGGTAGACCCGTTTGAGATACCTGGGGACTGGCCCCGTTACCGCTCGATTGACTTCGGGTATACAAACCCATTCGTGTGCCAATGGTGGGCGCAGGCCAAAGTCCCACCGCGTGTTGATCCAGAGGACTACCCATACAAGGGTTGGTACATGTACCGAGAACTGTACAAGTCTCAGGGGTTAATAGATAACTTAGCCCGGGATATTGTAAAATACCCTGAGAGTATTATGGCTACTATTGCAGATTGGGATGCAGGGGACCGAGCCATGCTTGAACGAGCAGGGGTACCTACCTTGAGTGCCCGCAAAGATGTAGAAATGGGTATCCAGCATGTTTACAATATGATTGCCAACGACGAGATACACATTGTCCGTGGCGCTCGTATATTAGAGGACCCTGTTATGGTAGACAAGCGGAAACCCACAAGTACAGCCGAAGAATTCACCGTGTACAAGTGGCCCAGTGCAACTAAAACCGAACGCAATGAAAAAGAGTTACCCATACCCAAGGATGATCATGGTATGGACTCCATGCGCTACATATTTTTTACATTGTTTGGTGGAGTATCCTCTCAGGGTCAAGAAATAGAGTACGTGAAGAAGCCATCAATGGCCTATGCAGGTGGTAATCGAGTTTACATAGGTGCGGGTGATTTAGACCGTAATTGGACATCCACTCAATGGAGTTAATATGATTGAGGAACAAATACTTAACGGTGCATCCGTAAATATGTCAGAGGACACGGGCCAGCAGCAGAAGACAATTCATTTGGTACCAGGCCTCTCTGTATGGGGCGGCACCATCAATGAAGAATATTTACCTGCACTTAAACCCTGGTCTCGTGCCGTCAAGATATACAAGGGTATGCAGGATGATGCTGTAGTAGGCGCACTCCTAGAGTCCATACAGACTCCTCTAATGAGTTCAGAGTTCGAGGTTATAGCTGCGGGTGATACCGCCGAGGACAAGCGTGCCAAGAAGTTTGTAGAAGATAATATGCACACCATGCCTAAACTTACCTGGCGTGAGCATGTGCAGGATATGATTGAGTTCCTAGACTTTGGGTGGGCTATCGCCGAGAAAACCCTGGAAAAACGTGCAGATGGACGGTTGTACCTCCGCTCGCTTACACCTATAGGGCAGGAGACATTGTTCCAGTGGGGCAAATTCGATAAATACGGGGATGTCGAATCCTTCAAGCAAAGAGACCCTGATGGTAAGATACGCGAAGTAAAGATGGATAAACTGGTACACTTTGTATGGAAAGGCCGTAAAAAGGACCCAATGGGTAAGTCCTTACTACGGGGTATATATCGCCCTTACTACTTCAAAAATAACCTCGAAGCACTTGAGGCCATTGGTGCAGAGCGTGATGTGGGCAATGCTCCCGTTGCAACCCTAGGTGAGGGGCACTATACCGACGCGCAGATAACTGCACTCAAGGCTGCGCTTGCAGGGTTCCGCCTAGATGAGGCTATGTATGTCATATTGCCAAATGGCATTGAATTGGCCGCCTATGGCGGTGGGAACAAAGTATACGACGTTCGTACCATTATACGAGATTACCAGCATTTGATTAGGCAAAGGTTTTTCGCATCCTTCCTATCAATGGGCAGTAGTGAGCGTGGCACACAGGCACTAGCCCGCGAGCTTACTACATTTTTTGGTGAAGCATTGCGATCCATTCAAATTGCTATGACGGAAACATGGAACGCTGACCTTGTGCCCTACTTGTTCAAATGGAACCGGTGGGAGCCTGCGAATGGTATACCCAAGATTGAGTGGATTAGGCCAGGACGTCGCTCAGTCCAGATGTTTGCACAGGCACTGTCAACCTTCGTAGGCGCAGATGTGCTTACAACGGATGATGAGATTGAGGACCATATTCGCAAGGACCTTGGGTTGCCTCCCCGTACTGTAGATTCGTTACGAGAGGAGAAAATCGAGGCAGAACGCGCGATGATTAAGAGGCAAAAAGAGGATGCCGAGGCACCCCCACAAGACCTAACTAAGCCAGCAGGTAGTGCCACCGCAGACGAAGATGATGGTAAGGATGCCCCTCCGGCTGGCCAGTCTCCTCCAGCTGAAACGCCTACAGGTCGTGATCCTACTACATCCAAAAATAGTGAGTTTGTAAGCCCCGAGGATGTAAGGCAATGGGTGCCCAATGCTATCAAGGAAATTATTGAACTATGGGACAAGGGTGACATAGCCCGAGACGAAGCAGGCGAAGCATTAGAAAAGGCTGGGATGCTACCCCATGTAGTATCGGCTGCATTGGCGGGAGGTTTCCGTTGGCTAGTACGCAGCGGTCAAGCTGGCAACGAGACCATGGTTAAGCAGCAACACGACCGTCGCTTGAGTGACCTTGAGAGGCAGAGATCAGCCGAAGCTACACGTGCAAAACGAGGTTTATCAGCACGTACTGTACGCAGGAAGAACCTACGTCGTAAGTTTGAATTTGGCCTCGCACGAAAGGTTAAGAACTTTATAACTGGTCGTAAACAGTTACAGAGTACCAATGTCAATGCGGTGAGGTACAATGAGGACGATCTCACCATGGATGTTACATTTTTGAACGGTAGCACATACAGGTATGAAGGCGTTGATGGTGAAACCTACGAGAGTATGCTAGATAGTGCAAGTCCGGGTAAATTTGTTTGGGAGACCTTGAGGAATAACGGTGCAGACAACACTTACCCGTTTACCAAGTTATAGGGGTGCATGAGTTACATGGCATCCGAGAATGACCCACCGCAGCGCGAATCAGTAACGCTATCGGGCAAAGAGTTAATACAGCTAGTAATATTTGCACCGGTCGTATTTACGTGGCTGTTCCTAGCTGCGCGAATCATCTGGTCAGCTAGTTCAAATCCAGACACGTTGGATAATATCGAAGGTTTACTCACAGCTTTGGCGGTTTTAACGATTCCAGTTAGTGCGGGTATAAGCAAGGTGTTTGAGAGAGAGGAACCTAAACAATGAATTTCAAAAAACCTAAGCTAATAATCAAGGAACGCCGAATACATTTCCCGCGCATCCCGTGGGTCGGGGTCACCCTACCGCTCCATCTGGAGTTCAGGCTCCCCCATCTGGAGGGGTTATCCCTGGGCCAAAACCCCAAAGCGATAGTCCTAATGGCTCTGCTAGTCTCAGCGGGTGTTTTATCAGGTGCAGTATACTTCGCCATCAACGG